GCAAATCTGCCGGTTCGATTGGCACCATAAAACTGCAATAGACCACGTGCTCTTCCATCAGCACATACTGCATTTTCCATAGCGGTGTATTTCTTTACACTGGACTTTGCTAGCAGTTGCCTCAGTTCCAGCACTTCACTCAGGTGATCTGGAGCTTCCTTTAATAGTGCCTTAACTGACGCCTTATCAAGACTATCCGTTTCCAGACCACTTTCCGATAGCCAGGTTTTCATCTGGGTCACTGAGTTTGGATTTTCAAGATTAGTAAGCTCTTTTAGTCGGCTTGTGAACTCTTCTCGGGTTTGTTCATCACACTGGATAGCCTTCCTTACCAAGTCTAAATCCAATTGAATACCTCGATCATTAATCTGCTGGTCTAGAATATAGTTCTGCCACTCCTCTTCTGGCATAGGGAACTTCTGAAGCTTTGCCTGTATGGAAAGTTCAGCTTCAACATCTCGAAGGTTATATGCTTTGAAACTCTCCCACTTTTCTAAAGCATGCTCCGGTAGATTGCGAGTTCGGCCTCCATTAGACTGAGTCGCTTTGCATGGAACAGAGAAATATCGGATGAGTTCCTTACCCTCAGTCAGCTTTTTCTTATCAGCTCCTGTTACAAGAGCCGCTCCTTCTAGCGATAGAGGAAGTCCTAGGTAGGCAGACCACACCATCGTACAACGCCATGAAGCAGGCTCAAGCCAGACACCAAAATGACGAGACAAGCAGATTCGTTCAAATTGAGCATTAAATGCCCACTTTATAATCTGGCTATCTAGAACTGCATTCTGGATTTCTTGTGGGATCTTTTCGCCACATGCTAAATCAACTACCTGTACAGGACCACCATCCACACTGTAGCCCAAAAGTAGGATTTGAAAATCCGGTGCTTCAGCGTAACGATAGACCCCGCTTTTGGCGATGTCTACGCTACTATATGTTTCTATATCTATGCTGAGGGTTCTCATGATAAAAAGTCGTCATCCACGTCAGTGGCAAAGTCATCAGCTGCATTGGTTCTACCGCCTAAAGGCTCACCATCGCGGATTTTTTGAATGTTTCCAAGGCCACACGCTATACCCTTATTTCCATTGGAGTTAAAGGCGTAGAAGTTGATACTCACTCTTGCATAGACACCGGAGTACACTTCTGAACGATCAAGGATTGGATTGACGTTTCTGTCTACAATTTGTGGAGCAGTATTGCTGTTGGCATTGATAAAATAGCTGTTGGCATAAGCCTCATCATCCGGACGATCAATGTCGCCATCACGCAGAGGGAGCTTGAGAACTGCTTTATTGGGAATCTTCCCACCGAATTTACCTTTACCTTCCTCTATGGCGGCATTCACTGCTTCGTTGATAGCGCTTAAGGTTTTAGTATCACTCTTAGGGATAATCAGGCTCACACTGTATTTTTCAGTACCGCCATTGATAGATTTAGGTTCCCAGACATTGGCATAAGAGAGTCGTACAACTCCTGTGATTACTTTCGTTGGGTTCGTTCTTTTTACTGTTTTTGACATAGTATTATACCTCCATAAAATCATTTTTTGCTGATGATGTGTTCATTTCAGGACGCTTGTCTGAAACTGGTACTAGCGTCGGTTTGCCTGGTGGCTTCATAATTAGTCCACCAAGGACTTCATTAAATTTTGTCTTGCCCATCAATTTCTCCATTTCAGTAATAGTGATGAGACTTTGCTTGTATATGTCGCGATAACCTGCATTCTTTGCCGCTTCTGCGACCGCTTCTTCATCTTTGTATTTACGGTTGGAACGGCCTTCGACTACTTTAAAGCCGGGCCACTTCTTTCCATGATTAACTGCTGCATCTGTCGCATAGGCTATAATCTCATTTGTCCATCTGGTGAGATCACCGATAGAAGATAGAATCTCAGCAATTTCTTCATCTGATAAAAGTGGCGGTAGCGCAAACTCAAATGTAGCCAGTTTCATTTTCGCTTCTGCTCTTGCTCGACATTTCACTGCAGCCCGACAAAATTGACACCACTCTCCGGGGCAATAGTTTCCGTCACCAGCGAAGGCCAGTTCAGCTTTAGGTTTCAAAACTTCTTCAGCCCATCGATACAAGCTTTCTTTTGAGACTGTGGACGTGCTGATATTTTCACGACGAGGTTGATAAATTGTCATTGAAACCATCTCGATGTCATAAATACCATCAAAGAGATCCAGTGCACCAAGGGCATATAGTTTCATTTGAGGATTGTCCTCTGCGCTGACTAAGACACCCTGACCATACTTAAAATCAATAATGTGAAGAGTTCCATCAGCTATAATTACACAATCCCCGGTCCCAAAGCCATCAGGAACATACTTTGAAAAATCAAGCCGCTGTTCTATCAAGATTAAGGGGTCACTACATGTCTGCTTGGCTTGCTCAATCACTTCAAGCACATACTCTACATATCCATCGGTGTAATTATCCATCTCATCTGAGTCATATGGAGAAACCGGCTTTTTTGATCTCATCTTAAGCGCTTTGCGGAGCTTGTGCTCACTTAACGCATGGGCAGCTGTGCCTTCAGCCGCAGCTTCACCGCTGTTGTCGTCAAACTCCAGCTCCAACCTCGCTGATGGTGTGCAGTTTAACCACCTATGGGCTCCAGATGCAGAGAGAATTGCATGTTTACTCATTTCAATCCCTCCGCATCGGCAAGAAGTGCAGCATACTTGCTTGGATCAATCTGGCTGAGTTTTGATGCACCATACTTTTCTAGAAGTGCTCTTACTTCAGCTGTAAATCCGTCATGGCTTTTTTCCGCAAGTACCGCCCTTACTTCTTCTAAGGTGAGCTGCTTTTCTTCAGATTGTTTTTCAGGCTTTGGTTGCTCTGGCTTTGTAATCTCATGAGGCCCATTACTTGCTATTGCATCAGCTACAGCCTGAACACTATCTGCCAGAGCTCTAAGATCTGACACCACATCGAGAAGGAGCTTAATCTTACTCATGACCCACACCTCCTTCCTTGATTTCCTTTATTTCTACCGTCTCAACTGAGTCACCGGGAGTAATTACAAGCAGACTGACTTTCTTTCCAAATAGGAAATCAAGCATTCTCGCTCGGATTGTCTTCCGACTGCTTTGAATTACTGAGCTTCTTTCGCCACCGGGCCTTGCCACATTGATTGTGACTTTGTGTTTAAGGTTCATATTCCATCTCCTTTCTGGGGGCGATTTATCTGCCCCTCACCGATAAGCGAAAAAGAGAGTTCTTTCGAACCCCCTTTTCAGAAAAGATTTTTTTATAAAGGGTTCTTGCGAACCCAATTAGGATAGAATTTTTCTAAGTCTTTCTTGAAGCTTCTTAAGGCGACCACGAATAGCCGCTTCTGTAACACCTTCTTCTGTTGCAATATCAGTGTTGGATCGTTTTTCAAGGTATACTTTTTGTTGTGGTAAAAGACACTCCATTGCCTTGGTTAACTTGTCCAGCATATCTTGATGTTCAGCCTCATCTTCTGCTTGTATAATTAGCTGTTCTGGATTCGCAGTATCATCTGCAAGATACTTATTGCGGTCATTTGCCGCTTCCTCTTCGCCATCATGATAAGCATCCAGATGTGTTGTCACTCGATAATCGTACCGGCGCTGCTCGTCCACTTCGTCATCATCCATAGTATGTAAAAGCTCGATATCAGCTTCGGTGACTCCATCTTCACCTGGGGTAATCACAATCTTTGTTCCTTCAGCAGTGTAATAAATGTAGTTAGTTCTCTTCTTTTTACTTGTTTTGTACGCTCTTTTCATAATTTGACTCCTTTGGTTTTCAAAATTTGGCTTTGAAAAATCCGCAGGAGCCGGTTTTCTTTTATCCGCAGAGCAGAAAAAAAGACGGGCAGGAAACACTTTCAAAGTGTTCATCCTGTCCGTCTAGCGGCTCTGCGGATTATTTCGTATAATTGCTTGATCACAATTCTTAAATTGCCTCAGAGTTAATAACTTTCATGGTGCCATCTTCCATGAACTGAATAACTGTCTTAAACCCTCTCTGAACAATTTCAACTATTTTATTTGAAGCATCTGCTCGACAAACTGTCTTACCATTACCATTCTTAATCACTTCCATGCCCTCACCTCCGTTTCACTTAATAAAGATAATTTGTTTTTATTCGCGCAGTATATTGATGCGTTCGCAAATATAAAATTGAAATTTGCGAAAATACGTGATATAATTGTAAAAAGTTGTGTACATTACAGATGGACTGTACAGTGTCAACTTCCTTTGAAACAATTGTAGTAAAAATAAAAAAACCATCTCTAACAGATGGGTACAGATGGATACAACCGGATACAAAGCATGAAGGAGGTAATTTCTATTGATATTGACATTTAGCGAATTCGCACAAATCCTGATGCCCATATTAGGTTCTGGGGCAAATACTGCAGAATTTACTAAAGAGTTGTTCTCTAATATCACTACTTTTCCAGATGATATGGATGGAGATTACAACCCTATTCATGACGTTACAAGTTCAGCTCTAAAAAGCTATTTTAATGGCACTAGGCCTATTTCATCTATGGCGAAAAAAATTAATAAATACATAGATATAGATAAGTTTGAGAACTATATTAATTCGGCAAATGAAGACGCTCAAAGCTCCTTAGGTAGTAAACTTTCGGAGTATTTTCCAGACATTAATGCGTTCAATACGCCTGAAAAGTGCGCTAAAATTTTCAAAGATATTCTTATTGAAAGTGCAACATCAGGAAAAAGCAAAAAAGCCACTTCTACATCAAGTAAAAGTGGCCAATTAATAAGTGTTGACGTGCTAAAAAACGAGTTTGGTCTACGTCTAATTTTAGAGTCAAATGGTATTTGCCCCAACGATAATTGCTATCAACCTCTGTATGTTACGAGCAACAATGGTAAGACAGCAGCTGATTACGAAATTGCTCAAATCGATCCAAAATTGAAACCTGATAGCTATGAAAACCTTATTGCTTTGTGTCCAAAATGTAAAAATAAGTATTTGTTATCTCCAAGTCAAGATGATATTAAACGCATGGCAGATATTAAAAGACATCTTATGCTAGAAGCTAATGCTATTGAAGCTTTGGCTGATTCAAAGATAGAAGAGGGCGTAAATAGAGTTTTAAGAAAAATAAGCACCACTCCATTCACAGAATTGATTCCTTTAAACTACGATCCAGTTGAAGTAAAAAGAAAGATTAAGAGAGACAATGTCCCTCTTTTTATCAAAATTCAAAGCAGTGTTAATATCTACTATCTTTATGTTGAGAATTTATTTCAACAGTTGAGTAAAGAAGGTCAATTACGGTTTGAGCCATTCTCCATGCAAGTGAAATTAAATTACTGGAATCTACGTGATCAGGGTTTATCACAATCTGATATCTATTATAAATTAGTTGATTGGCTTGCTAAAAACACAAATGAAAGTAAAGAACCGTGCGAAGTGATTATTTCATATTTCGTACAGAAGTGCGAGGTGTTCGATGTTATTGCCGAATAAAATTTTCACATATAACGAAAGTATATTGTCTAAATTCCCTTTTGTCCTTAAAGAACTGTCAATTTCTCCACAATCAGTAATAACTCTTTACATGAAGATGCGGCCTCTGATATCTGATGTGGGCGAATATATAGAAATCCTCGATTCTCTTTATGCATTACAGAAGATTGAATACGACGAAGATCGAGAGGTGTTGATATATGTTAGTTGAAATACATTGTGATGAATTTATGTCCTATGGAAAGCCCCGAAAACCTATCATTTTCCATGAAGGACTTAATACTGTGCTCGGCGGCCAATCAGCAGATAATTCTATTGGTAAATCTACGTTCCTTCTAATCATAGATTATGTTTTTGGAGGCGATACTTACAAGTATTCAGATGCTGCACACAAACTGAAAAACCACTTTATTAAATTTGCTTTTAAGTTTGATAATCAACACTATTATTTTTGTAGAGATATTGTTAACAGTGAGGAGGTTTCTGTTTGCGATAAAAACTATAATATTCAAAAAACTATACCACTTCAGGAGTTTAAAGATTTTCTATTTTCAAAATACAATATTAATCTTCCTCATGTTACTTTTAGAGATGTTGTCGGGCGCTATTTCAGAATTTACGGTAAAGATAATCATTCTGAGAAAAAGCCTCTCCACTCAACCAGCTCAGAACCAGCTGAAAAGGCAATCACTGCTTTAGAAAAACTTTTTAATGTTTTTGATAGAATTCAAGAATATAAAACGGTTGAGTCAATGAAGAAAGATAAGTTTGCAACATTTAAAAAGGCAAGGAAATTTGAGCTTTTGCCCTTCTCAATTACAACAAAACGTCAGTATAAAGAAAATGAAAAGGAAATTGCAAGATTACGGGAAGCTTTAGTTAATCTCACAGAACAAATAGACAAAGATTTATCACATGATGATCTAGTCCATGCGGAAGAAGCGTCAGCCATAAAAGCTGAAATAACCTCTATTAAGAGGCAGAGAAGCAGACTATTATCTCAACTTAAAGTTGTAACAAAAAACTTGAGTGGCGAACGCGTTATATCTGAAAGCGATATAGTTGAATTAGCGCAATTCTTTCCAGAGGCGGATATAAGAAAAATTAAAGATATTAACAGATTTCATGGTAAGATGCAGCAAATATTAAGCGACGAAATGACTGAAGAGGCGGAAAGATTGCGGGTATTAATTGAGTCTACTGAAATAGAAATATCTAGACTTGAAGATGATTTACGGAAACTTGGTATTCCTGCGAATCTTTCAAAACGTTTTTTAGAAAATTATTCAGAAATAGAACGAAAAATCAATATGCTGGAAGCACAAAATAGTGCCTATATTAATTCAACTAATCTAAAGGAGGAGGTAAAAATAGCCTCTGAAAATCTTAGAATAGCCCAAGAAAAAGAACTGCGTTTTATAGAGAGCGAAATTAATGAGCAGATGGTCCGTTTCAATGATTTTATTTATGATGAAACCCGTAAGGCTCCTGTTATTGATTTAGATAATGGAAAGAGATATGAATTTTACACTCCTGACGATACCGGTACGGGGACTTCATTTAAAAGCCTTATTATTTTTGACTTGAGCATTCTTAAATTAACTCCACTACCTGCTATTGCTCACGATTCTCTAATTTTTAAAAACATAGGTGATGCTCCGATTGACAAGATAATGGAGTTGTACATGCAAAGTAAAAAACAGATTTTCATCTCTCTTGATAAAGATGGTGCTTACTCTGAAAAAACAAGGTCTATACTTAACAAAACAGCCGTATTGCATCTTAATGAAGGCGGCGATGAATTATTTGGTCGCTCTTGGAACAAAAAAGATGCGACCCAAGGAGGCTTATAATGTATATAAGTTATAACAAACTATGGAAGCTGCTAATTGACAAAAATATGAATAAACAAGATCTAAAAAAACTTAGCGGTGTTAGTTCTGCCTCTATTGCAAAACTAGGTAAAGGCGAAAACATCACTACAGATGTATTAGTCAAAATCTGTAAAGCACTTGATTGTGATATAACAGATATTATGGAGTTAATTCACGAAGAGAAGAAATGAACATTCAACAACAAAGAAAATATGGAAAGGAAGCGTTTTATATGGATAACCAAACCTATAATTCAATAGTAAACTTTATTTGGGGAATAGCCGACGATTGTCTGCGAGACGTATATGTACGAGGTAAATATAGAGATGTAATCCTGCCTATGACAGTAATCCGCAGATTAGATGCTGTATTAGAGGAAACTAAACCTGCTGTTCTTGAAATGAAAAAGAAACTAGACGAGGCAGGTATCACCAATCAGACTGCTGCACTATGCAATACAGCTGGACAGTCATTTTGCAACAGTTCACCTTTTTGCTTGCGTGATTTAACCTCTAGAGCAAAGAAACAAACTTTAAAGGCAGATTTTATAGCGTATTTGGATGGTTTCTCTCCTAATGTTCAGGAGATATTAGATAAATTCAAATTCCGCAACCAAATAGACACTATGATCGATGCAGATATACTTGGTGCTGTTATCGAAAAATTTGTATCACCTACAATCAATTTAAGTCCCAACCCGGTTTATAAAGATGATGAAAAAAAGGAAATTCGTCTACCAGGTCTTGATAACCATACCATGGGGGTAATATTTGAAGAACTTATTCGCCGCTTTAATGAAGAAAACAATGAAGAGGCCGGAGAACACTTTACCCCTCGTGATGTTGTCGAATTAATGGCCGATCTTATTTTTGTACCAGTAGCGGATAAAATTAAGGATGCAACTTATTCATGCTATGATGGGGCTTGCGGTACAGGTGGTATGCTTACCGTAGCCCAAGACCGCCTGATGGAGCTTGCTGAAAAAGCTGGCAAGAAAGTATCTATTCATCTTTTTGGCCAGGAAATAAATCCAGAAACGTATGCTATAGCTAAGTCTGATTTACTATTACAAGGCCAAGGAGATCAGGCGGACCATATTGGGTTTGGTTCCACCCTCTCTAACGACCAATTCCCTACCTACCAGTTCGACTTCATGCTAAGTAATCCACCGTATGGTAAATCATGGAAAGTTGATGCAGATAAGCTCGGTGGCAAGAAAGATATTATGGACAGTCGTTTTGTGACCAACTTTGCTGAAGATCCTAATTTCAGTATGATTCCAAGAACAAGTGACGGACAGTTACTTTTCCTACTCAACAATGTTGCAAAAATGAAGAAAACTACCGAGTTAGGTAGCCGTATCGCAGAAGTGCATAATGGTTCCTCCTTATTTACAGGTGATGCCGGACAAGGTGAAAGTAATGCCCGACGCTATATGATAGAGAACGACCTTGTAGAAGCGATTATTGCGCTACCAGAAAATATGTTCTATAACACAGGAATTGGCACTTTTATTTGGATTCTTTCTAACAATAAAGCTGAACACAGAAAGGGTAAGATTCAACTTATAGATGCTACTTCTTTAAAGTCGCCTCTTCGTAAAAACCTTGGGAAAAAGAACTGTGAATTCACTTCTGAGATTAGGCGCCAGATTTTGGATTTATATATGGCTTTTGAGGAAAATGAGTATAGCAAAATTTTTGATAACAACGAGTTCGGTTATTGGAAAGTAACTGTTCTTCGCCCTGCATATAACGAAGATGGCACTATTCAGAGAGATAAAAAAGGAAAACCTTTTGTCAATAAAGAGCTAACAGATACAGAACAAATCCCTTTTACCTATGAAGGTGGCATCGAAGCATTCTTTGAAAAAGAAGTAAAGCCCTTTGCTCCCGATGCATGGATTGACGAAAAGCAGACAAAAATCGGTTATGAAATTAGTTTTACAAAATATTTCTATAAACCGATTCAGCTAAGAACACTAGAAGAAATAACAGCAGACATTCGTTCACTCGAAGAAGAAACAGACGGATTACTTGCTGAGATTATAGGGGGTTGAGAGAATGTTGAAACCCTATGAAAAATATCAAAATACAGAATACGATTGGCTAGGGTTGATACCACTACATTGGCAATGGCTATATTTATCGCAAACATGTACGGAGAAGAAGCAAATTAAAAACACAGGAAATATTGAAAAAAAGGTTCTTTCATTAAGCTATGGTAAAATTGTACCTCGTAAAAATGTTGATCTTGGTTTAGCCCCGAAAGACTATAGTAGTTACCAAATTGTAGATAAGAATGATATTATTCTGAGGCTTACGGATTTACAAAATGATAAAAAAAGTTTAAGGACTGGGCTTGTAAAGGAACGTGGGATAATCACATCTGCGTATACTTGCCTTAAGCCTTTTCAAAATGCTGCATATTTACAATATCTCCTTCATTCCTATGACACCCAAAAAGTGTTTTACGGAATGGGAGGCGGTGTGAGACAGTCAATAGGATATAAAGATATTAGAAATATTCGCATTCCTTTTCCTCCCCGCGAGGAACAAGACCAAATCGTTCGCTTTCTCGATTGGAAGCTTGCTAAAATCAATAAACTAATTCGAGCAAAGAAAAAGCAGATTGCATTATTTAATGAACAAAGACAAGCTATTATAAATAACGTAGTTACAAAGGGGCTAGATTCCCACGCCAAGTTGAAGGAAAGTGGAATTTCCGGACTAGGGAGTATTCCATCTACGTGGAGTGTTAAACCCTTAAAATATTGGGCTAAAAGCAATTTACAATCACTTAACTCGTCAACTGAAGCAGATTTTGAATTTGATTATTTAGATATTAGTTCTGTCGGTTTTGGCTATGTTAAACAAGAACCCGTACATTATAGATTTGATGAAGCTCCTTCACGAGCAAGAAGAGTTGTAAAATATGGAGATACCATTATTTCAACAGTTAGAACTTATCTTCGTTCTATGTGTTTTATTGATCATGATATAGAGCATTGTATTGTTTCCACTGGCTTTTCTGTTCTATCACCTATTAAAGGAACAGTATTACCAGAGATATTATCTTATGCATTGAGTTCAGATTACTTTGTCAATGAGGTAATAAAAAATTCAATAGGTGTTTCTTATCCTGCAATAAATAATAAAAAGTTATTAAGCTTAAAGGTTGCTCTCCCCTCAACAATAGAAGAACAACTACAGCTTTATAATGAAATTAAAACAAAAACAACTCTATTAGATAAAGGAATTTTATCAATCAAACAGCAAGTTACTACTTTAAAGGAATTTCGTACCCGCCTTATTTCCGATGTGGTAACGGGAAAAGTCGATGTACGTGATATCGAAATACCTGAATATGAAGCCGACTCTGATGAAACTATCGACGATGAAATTGATGATAATCTCGTCTTAGATGAAGAAGACGGAGAAATGGAGGTGGAATAACATGAGCGACGATTTTCATATGGAAATATCTATACCAGCAGATAACGATGGATATATACTTTTGCAATGCCCCAACTGTGGTACTTTCTTCAAAGCTACTCCTTCTGATATTGAGGACGATGGCGTACTTGAACTTTTTTGTCCAAGTTGTGGCCTTGTAGGAGAAGACTACATTACAGAGGATGTATTAGAGTTGGCTATGGCAATGGCGCAAAACAAGGCGATGGACATGATCCACGAAGAATTTAAAAAAATGGAGCGTCAATTTAGGAAAGGACCTGTTACTTTTAAGGCTGGAAAACGTCCCAAGCATGAGCCTGAAAATCCAATTCGTTCTGGCATTGAAGCTCTAGAAATCGTATCATTTCCGTGTTGCAAGCGCACTGCCAAAGTAAAGCCTATTCTAAGTATGACCGGGTGCTACTGCCCGTTTTGTGGGGTGAAAAATTATGAAGTTGAATAGAGCAGACTTAAGAAAAATCATGTATGATTTCAACAGTATTTCTAGTCGTCTTCTACAAGCTGATTTCAACGACTATACAAATGTGCTATCAAAATTTATTGCATTTATTAAAAATACACCTATTATTATTGATTACATTATAGCTTGTGGAGTTTGTGATCAAGACTTGAAACAAGAGTTTGACGAAGTTAGTCGTTCTTACGGAAGATGTATTTTTTCTCTTGGAGATACAGATGAAGAAGAGATTCGAAATGTCTTTGCAATCTTAAACTATATTGCTGAAAATAACATCGAAATACATCTAGGCGTTGCCTTTGGATATTCGTCTTCAAAAAAATATCAAGACAAAATCAAAGGATTCAACGACCGAGTTGTTATGGTATTAATTCACCATATAGAAAGATACTTAACCAAGATAGGAATTGATATGGGAGTTGATGAAAAAATTATTTATTCAATTACAGTACAAAATGGACAAGTCAATATTGCCAACGACAATGCTTCCATTTCAGCAACCAATACAGTGGGCATTGATACTACCCAACTTGAAAAGTTGATACAAGCAGTGAGAAAAACTGCTGATGGTTTATCAAACGAAGATGCTGAAATTTTGAATAGCAATTTAGAAGTTATAGAAGAAGAAATAAAATCTGAAAACCCTAGAAAAGGTTTTATAAAAACTGCAGTTTCCGGATTGAAAATGCTAAAAGGAACCGCTGAGTTTGCTGCGGCAATTACGGCGCTAATTCAATTTATTAATCCATTGTTATAACAAGAACGGAGGTGGAATAAATGACTGCTACTAATACACGAGAAAGTGGTCTGGAATCTTTGATTGTAGATTGGCTTGTAAATCAAAACGGTTATGAGCAAGGAAGCAATGCTGACTATAACCGAGACTATGCTATTGATGAAACACGTCTATTCCGTTTTCTTTCAGCGACGCAGCCGGATGAAATGGAAAAGCTCGGTGTATTTAAAAGCGACTTAAAAAAGGCCCAGTTTCTAAACCGACTGCGTGGTGAAATAGCAAAACGCGGAATTATTGATGTACTTCGTAATGGAATTAAGGTTTATCCTGCCGACCTGGTTATGTTTTATCTTACACCAAGTGAGAAGAACATAAAAGCAAAAGCACTATTTGAGCAAAATATTTTCAGCGTTACACGACAACTCCAATATTCAAAGGATGCGACTCGTCTTGCCCTTGATCTGTGCATTTTTATCAATGGCTTGCCGGTTATAACATGCGAGCTTAAAAATCAACTTACAAAGCAGAATGTTGATGATGCAGTATATCAATATAAAACCGATCGTGATCCAAAGGAACTGCTTTTCCAATTTAAACGCTGTATGGTTCATTTTGCAGTAGATGATGCAAGGGTCAAGTTCTGTACTAAGCTTGATGGTAAAGCTTCCTGGTTCTTGCCATTTGACAAAGGGTACAATGATGGGGCCGGCAACCCTCCAAATCCTTCTGGTATAATGACAGATTATTTATGGAAGGACATCCTTGAAAAGTATATGCTTGCACATATAATCGAAAATTACGCTCAAGTTGTTGAAAAAGTAGACCAGGAAACAAAAAAGAAAACATATACACAAATTTTCCCACGTTACCATCAACTGTCTGCTGTTGAAAGTCTCCTCTCAGATGTACGACATAATGGTGTTGGCCAAAGATACTTAATTCAACATAGTGCTGGTAGTGGAAAATCAAATTCTATTGCATGGCTGGCTCATCAACTCGTAGGGCTCGAAAAGAATGGAAAAGCCATCATTGACTCTGTGGTAGTTGTTACAGACCGTGTAATACTTGATAAACAAATTCGAGATACGATAAAACAATTTATGCAGGTTTCTAGCACTGTAGCATGGGCAGAACACTCTGATGATTTAAGGAAAGCAATCAATGGCGGTAAGAAGATTATAATAACTACTGTACATAAGTTCCCTATTATTCTTGATAGTATAGGTTCAGAACACAAAGGGCGTTCTTTTGCCATAATTATTGACGAGGCCCATTCATCACAGAGCGGTAACATGTCGGCTAAGATGAATATTGTATTATCAGGTGAAGTTACTGGAGAAGAGGAAGATTTTGAAGATAAAATCAACCGTCTTATGGAAGGGCGCAAAATGCTGAAGAACGCTAGCTATTTTGCATTTACCGCTACTCCGAAAAACAAAACCCTTGAAATGTTTGGTATCCCATACCAAGACGGAGATGAAATTAAACATCGTCCGTTCCATGTATATACAATGAAGCAAGCAATTCAAGAAGGTTTTATTTTAGATGTACTTAAATACTATACCCCTGTTGACAGTTATTACAGACTTGCTAAAACCATTGAAGATGATCCTTTATTTGACAAGAAAAAAGCACAAAAGAAACTCCGTCAATTTGTAGAAAGCAATAAATTTGCCATATCACAAAAAGCAGAAATCATGGTGAACCACTTTCATGATCAGGTTATTTCAAAAGGAAAAATCGGAGGAAAAGCGCGAGCTATGGTGGTTACGAGTAGTATAGAGCGCTGTATAGAATACTATTACGCAATTAATAAATGCCTTGCTGACAGGCGTAGTCCTTATAAAGCTATTATTGCTTTTTCTGGGGAAAAAGAATATGGTGGTAAAACTTTAACCTCTGCAGCAATTAATGGCTTCCCAGATAATACAATTGAGAAGGTGTTCCGTAAGGATCCATATCGATTTCTTATAGTGGCTGATATGTTCCAAACGGGTTATGATGAACCACTACTCCATACAATGTACGTTGACAAAATGCTATCTGATATAAAGGCGGTTCAGACTCTATCTCGACTGAACCGCTCTCATCCTCAGAAACATGATACTTTTGTACTTGATTTTGCAAATAAAACAGAGACTATTGAAGCAGCATTCTCAAAATATTATCGGACAACTATTCTGTCTAATGAAACTGATCCGAACAAGCTTTATGATCTCATAGCAATTATGGAATCCCATCAAGTATACGAAAGTGGGCATGTTGATTCGCTTGTTGAACTGTACTTAAATGGTGCAGAACGTGATAGGTTAGATCCTATCCTCGATGCATGTACTGCTATTTACAAAGAGCTTGATGACGAAGGGAAAATTGAATTCAAAAGTGCAGCAAAAGCATTTGTTCGAACATACGGCTTTCTTGGAGCTATTCTTCCTTACGGTAATGCAGAATGGGAAAAGCTATCAATATTTTTAAATTTATTAATACCTAAACTTCCTTCTCCCAAAGAAGATGATTTATCTCAAGGGATACTAGATTCAATTGATTTAGATAGTTACCGAGTGGAAGCTCGTGATTCTATGTCTCTTGTATTAGATGATGCTGACGCTGAGATTGGCCCTGTACCTGCTGGTCGTGTAGGTGGCATAGTGGAGCCAGAAATGGATTTGCTTTCTAGCATTCTTTCATCATTTAATGACTTGTTCGGCAATATAGACTGGAACGATGCTGATAATGTTCGCCGCCAAATTCTAGAAATACCAGGAATGGTTACAAAAGACGAGCGCTATATTAACGCAATGAAAAATTCAGACAAGCAAAATGCGCGTATGGAAAGTGAACGTGCCCTTCAGTCGGTTATATTTAGTATAATGGCGGATAATATGGAGTTATTTAAGCAGTTTAATGATAATCCTTCGTTTAAGAAATGGCTGTCGGATCTTGTTTTCAATTTAACGTATAACCCTGAAGGAAAGCCATTTGAAACTCCTTACAATGATTCAAATAACAAATAAGCTGTTACGAGAGAGGTAAAGGATTATGGCTAAACGAGGAAAAAGTATAAATTTGTTTTTAATGGATGGCACACCAAATGGGAGAATAAAGTGTACTCTTGCTAATTGGACAGGCGTGGCTTACAAAATACCTCGAACAGAACTAGATAAGTGCAAGGGACGCGAAGATTTATCACAGAGCGGTGTTTACTTCTTATTTGGCACTTCCGATCAAACAGACGACAATATGGTTTATATTGGTCAAGCTGGAGTACGAAAAAATGGAGAGGGTCTTCTCTGTCGGTTGATAGAACATAAGCGAAATCCTGATAAAGATTATTGGACAGAGGCTGTTGTATTCACTACGTCCAATAACTCCTTTGGTCCCACAGAGATAAGTTATCTTGAGAACCGCTTTTGTGGACTTGCAGTAGAGGCAAACCGGTATGTGGTTAAGAATGGAAACGACCCTACTCCAGGAAATATAACCGAGGAAAAAGAAAGTGAGCTTGAAGAGTTCATTGATTACGCTAAGATTATAATGGGCGCTCTTGGACATAAATTATTCGAACCACTAACAGATAAACCAAAAGCAGCTATCACTGTAGAATCTCCCGAAGAAGAATTGCTTCTCTTTATGAAGCGAAAAAGTCGTAAGAGTGGACAAGTAATTGAGGCAAGCTGTAAGCAAACAAACGAGGGCTTTGTCGTCTTACAAGGCAGTCGTATAGAAACTATAGATTCTGATAGCATTCCACCTGGAATTAAAGAACGCAGACAAAAAGCCAAAATAGATGAAAATGGAATACTTCAAGAAAACATCTTATTTCGTAGCCCATCATATGCTGCTGCCTTTGTCATTGGCGGGCACGTAAATGGACTGGTAGAATGGAAAACGAAAGACGGGGTATCATTGAAAGAAATAGAAAACAGTGAAGAAAATTAAGCGGAAATTTACATCCATCCTGTCTCCTCAACCCTGTTAATATATCTAACCTATCAACTCAACCCTATCACTTTCAAGGCAGTTGATATGTTACCGCAAACAATAAAAATAAGGGTTTTCTGACATTATTTCTTCCGGCAAAGTAACCGTGAGAAAAACCTAATGTCTGGAAACCCTTTATTTATCAGTATTTTTAGTAGAGCTACTTCTCAACCCTTGACATCAATACTACGCACTCAACGGTATTCCCTTTGTCCCACAAAAGCTCCGTAACTTCCCCGCCATCCTTGAACACCGGAAAATTCAGACCAATCCGCTTTAGCGGATATTCAGACTCGTCATTCCTGTAAATTTCAATTTCCTTAATCAAGGCTGTGACCACATTTCTCTTTTCTTCGTCATTTATTATATTATAAACGCAGTCGAAATTCACCATGATTTTGTAAATATTCTCAAGAGTAATTGCCTGCTGCTTAATTGCATCTCGCCGAAGTCTGGCATCTTCGATTTTTTCCTCCAGCTCAACAATGACATCATATAGGGAATCTAACCGCAAGGTCATATCATGGAGCTTTCGTTCCCGGTATTTTGCATCAGCAGGGAGACTGTCAATTTCCCGTTCCAATCTTGTTTTATTCAGATCAACTTCCTTCAGCTTTGCCTGATAGCCCTCCAGTTCTTTATCCACTGCTTTCGTGTCAATCTGAACGCCAATCCGTTTTTTAATGGCTTGGGCATATTCCTCATTCCTTACGATCTCACGAATTGCCTCAATGACCATCGGTTCAATATCGGTCTTTTTCAGCATCGCCTTATATTCACAATGCTTCCCCCGGACCATCCTATTCCGACTACATACATAATAGTAAATTTCTTTGTAAGTGCCATCTTTATTTGTCCATGCGTGTTTATTCGTATACATGGGACTTCCACAAACCGGGCATTTCAGCAGACCGGATAACAAATGAACTCGATCCCGCCCAATTTTTGACGGTTGCTTTACTCCGGTTCTAAGACGCTTGGCATGAGCCTTTTCCCATATCTCCTCACTAACGATTCCTTTATGCTGTCCTTCTGTCAGAATGTAATCGTCATTTCTTTTCATCTGGTAATCGTTTTTTGTGCCTTTGACTTTTTCCTTCGTTCTCCGTCCATAGGCAATTTTACCGCAATAAACCGGGTTATCCAATATCAGTTTAATAAAATGTCCTGTCCAATCCTCTAATGTGCCATTCTGCCTCGGAATTTTCCGTATACCTTGTAAGTTCAACTGATTCGCAATACCACCCAAACCGATTTCCGATGAAGTATATAATTCAAAAATCTTCCGTATTGCCACAGCCTCTGTTTCTTCAATCATCAGCTTGTTATCTTCCAGTGTATATCCGTAGGGAGCAAAGCCACCATTCCATCCACCTTGCCGTGCCTTTTCGCGCCGTCCGTTCATCGTCTGCTCGATAATATTCTCACGCTCAATCTCAGCCACAGCAGATAGTACAGAAATCAAAAGTTTTCCGCTTGTCTGAGAGGAATCAATCCCTTCTTCTATGCAAATCAGATTTACACCATAAGATTGAACCAACTCCAAAGAGTTAAGTATATCTGCTGCATTACGGCCAAACCGTGACAGCTTATACACTAAAATATAGTCAATGTCCAAGCCATCCTCAATATCTCTGAGCATTTTTTGAAAGGCAGGCCGTCCCTCAATGGATTTACCGGATTTACCGGCATCTTCATAAGTATCAACAACGATCATTTCCTCACGATCCGCAAATCGTGTCAGCATATTTTTTTGACCTTCCAGGCTGTATCCGTCCACTTGCATCTCTGTGCTGACCCTCGGATACAAAACACAGCGTTTTCCATATCGGTTCATAATTCATACCTCCAAAATTTACTTTTGGAAAATATCCTATGTAAAGCTGCGATTCTCACGCAGCTCCGTCAACCTCGCCCAGCACTCTCATACCATATTTCTCGATGATATGTGCCAGCGAAGTGATAAACGCTTCAAATTTTTGTTCCGCCAGAAGTTCTTCTGACCGGATTTCATCTGAAGGAATCAATGCGCTTTTATTCTGGATATTCTCCATTCAGAATCACCTCCGCAATTCCTAACGAAATTATAACTCTACTTGCACAGCCTGAAAATGATACGGCCTTTCGGCACTTTTATGTAATCCCCAGACTGCACAAGAGCGTCTTGTTTATGTTTTCCATGTCATCCTTGTTTAGATGACCAATATAGTTTTTTAACCTCGACTTGTCGATTGTTCTGATCTGTTCCAGCATAACAACAGATGGTTTCACCAAACCACATCTGTCATTTAAGTGGTAATGCGTGGGGAACTTTCTGCTTTTTTTGCTTACACTGGTAATTGCTGCAATAATAATCGTAGGACTGAAACAATTTCCCACAT